TATGTAATCCGGTCAATATCGTAATACCTCGAATCGTAATTGATCCGCATCTTCTCGGTTATATCAGTTCTATGTCTTATCGTAAATTCTACATTCCTTACCGTAGTTTGTTTCGCCACCATTTCCTTTTCATCTGTACCTACCTTTTGATATGAAATCGCAGCCCATACAGTCGCGAATGTAGACCAAGATTCGGTTATGGCTCCTGATGCGCTTCTGGTTTCGGAAACGGATTCAATCACAATCCGCTCGTTCATTCTTCCCAATATTTCCGATTTGTTCCAGACCTTCATTAGATACCGATAAATAGGTTATAATTCAATCTATCTAATAGCGATTGCGAAGCCGAATACTTCTCCTTTACAAAGTCGCTTCGGTTGTGATACATATCTGATAGTACCAATCTTACTGCCTGTCGAATTGAAGCCGGTACATCAGAAGAAGCGTCTCCGTAACCGGCAACATAAGTTACCGTTAACGAATTGATCTCTGCTAATATATCCGGGAATACTTCGCCATAAGCTGGTGTAATTCGCGCTGCCTTTCGGTAGGTATCTACCTTGTATAAGGATGCGTTCCAAGTTTGCTCCGTTTCGTTCGTGTCGGTGTAGGTTATTGACGTTACCGATTGGACTGGATGAACCGTTAAAAACAAGGTCGGAAATAAATCGCCTATTTTCGGCTTCGGAATTTTGTCAAAAACTTCTGCAATAGTCTGTGTAATGAATTTTTGACCGAGATAATTTTCACAGTAGTCAGTTGCCGAAGCAACCATATCAGAAATAAGCGTGTCATCAGCGGATGTATCTATTTTTAAATAATTTTTTGCTTCTGCCGTAGTCAGAATAGGAGTAACAGGACCAGATGTAACCTTAAAATATCCCATTATTTACTTTTTCGAGTAGTGCGTTTTTTTGCCGTGTTCGTTGCCGTTTCCGCTTCCGTGTTTGTTTTCGTTTCGACCTTTGTATATTCGACATATTCTGCATAACCCTCCCTTACTAATTCAGCTGCAATATCTTTTGGTGCTAATCCAACGTGACCAGCATTATAAGCCATTTTGTATTTGCCTGTAGGCGATTTTATGAATTTAACTCTTACTCTTTCCATTGTAGTGGGTTTAATTAGGTAGGCGATTAATGTAACCGCCTACCATTTGTTTATTTATGCAATAGAAGCATCTTTCATTGCAGAGAACGAAGCAGCGTGTCTAACTGCAACATCCCACCAAGAATTTATAACTAAAGTTACTAAAGCATTTTTAGCAGAAGAATATGGATCTACGACTAAATCAATACCAGCGAATTGTCCAATAATTAATTCTTCCCAATTACCAAAGATAATCGCGTGAAGGTTAGTTCCTGTTCCCTTAGTTAAATCAGAAGGCACTAAAGTAGAAACTAAAGCATTGTAACCATTCAACTCGTTACCAGCTTCCCACACAAATTGAGCAGTATTTGAAGCCTTTTCTTTAGTCTTCAAATAACCTTTAACGCCCGGAGTAGTTAAATACCCTAATCTTCCAAAGTCAGCATTCGCAGTAGAAACATCTGTTTCCAATTCAACAATGTTTGCAAAAGTTGGGTTTGCTCCGTTAGTTCCACCAGCAACATCTCCAATACCAGTTACATTTAAGATACCTTCAGGAACATTGCCAGAACCAGCACCATTGATAGCAGCAGTATCAACTGCATTTGCAATCGCAACAGATAACCTCGTTCTAATCATATTCTCCACATCAATGGAAGATTGAACCATCAATTGCTTTGATATGTCTGTAAACGCTCCTAATCTGTTAGGGGACATCTGTATTCTATCAAAGGTTGGAGATGTTTCTGCGTTAGCATCGTTCTCTCCCTCCCAAACGGCAGTAGCAGCAGCGTTGTTTCTTGGGAAATCGATATTTCCTGTCAACCCTGTTAAATAGGTTGCTCCAAGATTTTCAGTAACCAATTTTGGATCAAGGAATGGAATTAATGCTCCTATATCCGTTTGAATAGTGAACCCACCAGCAGTAGTTGTACCGGCAGTCATATCCCTTTTAGTTCCGGGAGTTCTCATTAACATTTTAGGGATAGTGATGTTGCCGTTAGGCGTTAAACCAGCTGCTCTTGCTTCGTTAACTCCTTCTTGGTGCATTTCAGCTGCAACTCCTTCCAATCTTCCTCTTTCAACTAATTGAGTGATTGCTCCGTCTTTACCAGTCAACCTAAATTCAGTAGCAACCTTTTCTTCTTCAGTTTTCTTGCTGACGTTTCTTCTTGCGTCCTCATTTGCCTTTCTCTTTGCCTCTTCGTTAGCCTTTCTTAATTCTTCAGCCTCGATAAAAGATTCTCTTTCAATTGATTTGTTTAAATCTTCCGCTCTCTTGCTCAATTCATCCCACTTTGTGTTCATTTCTTCGGTGAAATCATTTCCACCGGCAGAACGGTGTAGTGCTGTCATTTGATCCAACACTTCCGCCCTCGCCTGACGTAATTCATCAGATTTTTTCATAATTACTTCTTGTTTAGTTTTAAAAGATATAATTCACGTTGCCGTATGGCATCCGCGTCGGAATGTTCTTCCTTTAATTCTTTATTTTTAAGTTCGTCAATTTTTCGTGCCTGTACCGATGTACTTTCGTAAGCCGGAAAAGTAACCGGAGCAACATCGTATAGTTTTTTAATTTTCTTAATCGTTCTAAAGACCGTATCGCCTTCTTTTCGGTATTCGTCATCTTCGATTGTGAACGCGAACGAAGATTGAGATATATCGCCTCTCTTAATCGATTCGTACATATCTCTTCCTAATTGGGTATCAGGCATATCTATTTCGTAAGCCAATCCATTTTCATCCACCATCAATCGCAATGTACCAGCCTTGGTGCGACCTAAAACAAAATTAGAATCGTGATTAAACAATGCCCGGACATCATCCATATCCGTATCCGAAAACGCTTCTCGGTCGATTGTTTCAATAAAACCGCCTAAATCTCCGCTTCTGTTTTCAAATGTGGCAGCGTATCCGCGCACGGTTCGTTTTTCTTCTTTATCCATCGCCCTCAATTCCAAGCCAAATGTTCTTATTTCTTTTTCCATTATTCTGGATTTACGTTTTCTTTAGAATTACTTGCCAATGGCATTCCATATACATCTCCACCATCGTATCCGTTCATACCTTCTTTCTTTCTAATCTCATTAGGGTTTAATGCCCGGATATTGTACATAGTTTGATATAATCGCGCTCTTGAATCAGTATCTCCTTGTAATAACCCATCCAAATCAAACTTTACAAAGGTTTTACCCCATTGCGATTTTGGAAATAGTTTGGAGTTAAATTCGGATTCGATTCGCTTGGTCCAGCTGCGTAATGTGTACTGAACGAACATTCGATTCAATAATTCGGAGTTATTAAAGGTTTCTGTTTGACCAAGAAGCGTAACCGGTACACCGGTAATGTTCGAGATGTCCGTAATGGTTAATTTTCTCGCGTTTATGTCGTTTTGGTCAACCGCTTTACCAGTCTGTCTATATTTAACTCCATTTGAAAGTAGTGCAGTTTTTCCGCTATTATCAGAACCCTGATATTTTCTATTCCAACTCTCTTCAATTATATCCCTTTGTTCCTTTGATAGTGGTTGATCAGTTTCCAATACGCCACCAATTTGCGCTCCATTGCCGTAGAAATTAGCACCGTGTCTGATTTCTGCGATACCTCTTCCTAACGTATCTTGCTGGTAATCAATCACGGATTTACCCATTATACCATCTTCGCTATACATCCGTAAATGGATTATATCAGAAGCCGGTACCGATTCCTTATGTTCGTGCAAATAGTAGAAATATTCGTTACCGGTCTTAAATTGCTCCCAATCGCCTGTTACCAGATGTAATCTGTCAATCGCTCCTGACGAATCTGTCATTATGTGGATTAGCGCGTTTCCACCTTTGTAGTTGCTCGATCCAGTAAACAATTGGCGCACCATTGTTTCCATAAATGTAAACTTATCCAAATTCGGATCTGGTCTAAAATTGATTAGCGGATATACTGGATGGTTTACGGCTTCGGATACGTTGCCTTCTTCATCTTTGGTGTAAACCGTAAATGGTAAGGATGCGATTTGTTCGGATAGGATTGTAACCGCTCGGAAATAAGCTGGGATTGATTGCGATGTTTTCCAGTTTACAGGAACCTTTGCTCTTGATGCGGAAAATAAAACGGTCTGCCACGTTGACCAATCCTTGGCTGGTCCAATATTGGAATAAATGGCAGCTCGGAACTGCTGAAATGGTTTTGCTATGCGTTGGATTAATCCCATAACGCAAATATTTGAGAAAAACAATGGTTTTACCAAAAAAAAAGTTAACAAAGTTTCTTTTTGTTAATTTTAATAGTATATTGTACCATTATTCAACCAAATCTATTAAAAATGAACAACTATCAAGACCTTTACTCCGTGTACGGCGAGTACAACGACAAATTTTACCTTGAAACCTATTCAAATCACAAAGATGCTTATTCAAGGTATGCTGAATTAAGTTTCAAGATGCTGAAACAAGCTACTAAAGAATGGAAAAAGAACTCCGATCTAATTCCACAATTTTACGAAACGTCTTCGAATGGCTACAACAAATCCGCACATTGTCGAATTGGGCATATTTATGTTGATAGGATTCCTGATGTTGACGAAATTGATTAACTTCGCATCATTATAACTCGTTTTTTTAAATGCTTTTGAACCCGGTCTTTGTGCCGGGTTTTTTATTTTAGTTTACCACGAAGCCAACGAGATTTCATTACGCGAAAAGTACCGTAATTTTTGTACTTGTTTTTGCCTTCTTTTTTGTAGTGCCATCGTTCATTAGCCTCAAATGCCCTCAAATACGACATATAATCGGCTACAATTTCAAAAAAATGGTTAAAATACTCTGAATTGCTCATTATATAAAGGAAATTACTGATTCAGCATCAAATGGTCGTTGACCTTTTTTAGAATCCATATACGCAGCATAACACATAGCTAAAACCACCATTCCATCAATTTTTTCTTGAGATTTGTCCTTATCAAACATAACTAAACCAGTATGATTCGTTTTCAAGGTAATATTGCCAGCCATCCACCTTAATACCGGATCTCCACCGTGCCATATCTGACCTTTTGATATTAAGGCTTCCATTTCGCGGATGGGTTCGTTATAATTTACTACCGTTTGTCGGAATTGCTCCATCGGTACGCCATCTGCGAATAATTCTGAAGCAAATTGAGTTGACTGCCAAGGATCGTAGTAAACTTTTTGTACCGAATAATTCTGCATCGATTCTTGAATATCCAACTGTACCGCTGCGAAATCGGTTACATTTCCTTCGGTTAAATACAGATGCTTGTCCTTTGCCCAGTCTAAATACGGAACTCCATCCTTTTTCGCCCTGAATGTAGCTCCTTCCTGTGGACAGTAGTATTTTGCTTTGAAAATAAACGATTCACGATCCGGTGTTGGAGGAAACAATAAACCAAAACAAGTTAAATCCCATTTCGTAGATAAATCCACCGCAGCATAACATTCCGAACCCATTAGCTTCTCTTCCGACTCCATTTTATTGCCTTGCATCCAGATTTTGTCCGTAATCCACGTTTTTGATTGGCGAACCCAGATATTTAAATTCTTGGTCTTAAAATTAATCTCCGCAGATTGACCTTCGTTGATTGCCTTGGTGTATTCGGTTCTTAACCCATCCCAAGATGGAGTCGTTCCAATTGATGGATTTGCTTTTTGCCAAGTTCGTTCATCGTTCCAGTCATCATCTTTGTTGGCAGTAAAAATCAATCCAAATGTGGATTTATCTTCTTTCTTGCCTGATACGATGTCATTCACAACCTTTCGATACTGATGGCAAGGACCATTGATGTTAAATCCAGCCGTTGTGATTATGAATAGCAATGGTTGTGTTCTGTTTACCATTCCGCTGGCAAGGTTGCGCAATATCGAATCATCTTTTGCTTCGTGATATTCGTCAATTATTGCAAAATGT